ATGCGTGGGATCTCGTTCGGCTGCACCTATTTAAGGATCGGGACGATAATACGGACGACGATACCCCTATGATGAAACGGCCTTCATCGAAGCAGATGATGGCCCTCGCTCTGAATATTCCCGAAGTGGCACATGAGCTGCGCTACGGTGAGCTGTCCGACCTCGATGCAAGCGAGGCCCGGCCCTCGGCAACCCCTACTTCAACAAAGGCAAACCCATCGAAAGACGAAACCGAAAAGCCGGACCTCACGTTCAAGAGCCTACTCGGTGAGATCTCGGGTATCAACGTGGATGCGACGAACCTTTATGACGTATGCCAATCCATGATCCCCCGAGTCGCGGCGGCGCGGCTCGACCCGCAAGAGAATTCCATACTTGCCGGTGCGCTCCGCGAAAAATATCCGGTCCCGAAACCGACTAAGGGTTCGCTTGAAAAGACTATCGACATTGCCGGCAAGCGGTTGGTCGCCACTCTGGCAGACGGTCAGGGGGGCATTGCCGACATTGAGCAGGAACTTGTGCAAGCTGTACTCGATGATCACTTCGAAGGCGGGCAGTCCATCAAGCGAATCGCTCGCAAATACTGGACATACGAGCGCGGCCTTTGGGCCATCACCAGTGATGAACGGATCAAGGGCGCTACCGTCAAAACGCTGTCCCGACTTCGGGTGGAACGTCCCGATGATGTGCTGCAACTGGTGGCTGCGGTTGGCGAGTCCAAAACCAGCACGCTCACCAGGGCGCTGTGCGATATGCAAGCCGCCATCCTTGCGGAACGGGAGAAGCGGGACGATCCGCTCGGCCTCATGCGGACATATCCGTTGCCAATAATCAACTGTCTGAACTGTGAGCTGCATTTCAATTACAAGGGCAAGATGAAACGCAAGCAGCATAACCCGGCGAACTTTTTCACGATACGCGTTGACACTGAGTACGATCCCGATGCCGAATGCCCTGAGTGGGATCGCTTCAACGAGATCGTCTGGGCCAAGACCAGTGACCCCGAGGACATGCAACGGCACCTCGAAGAACTCGGTGGCTACGTGATCCAAATGTCCCGCTGGCTCAAGACCTGGGTGCTGTTTCACGGCCCGAAAGATACCGGCAAGTCCACCGTCGCAGAAGTGCTGAAATTGATGCTCGGCTCCGCTTTCCTCGGGCAGGATTTCAGCAAGTTCCACGACAGGAACAAGTCGGTATTCGCTGAACAAAATCTGATCAGCAAACTGGTGATCATCGACGACGACTACAGTCGCACCGCATCCCTGCCTGACGGATTCATCAAGAAGGTATCCGAAGAAAAATCCATGACTGCCGATATCAAATACGGGGAGTCGCTTTCGTTCGTGTCCCGGGCGTTGCCCATGATCCTCGCTAACCATTATCCGCGAACCGCAGATATCTCCGATGCCCTGAACGAGCGCGCATTGGTGTTTCCCTTCCACCATCGAATCGCCGGCTCCGATAAAGACGACGCCAGGCGAGCGAAGATGCTCAACGAACTGCCCGGCATCCTTGTGCGCTTTATCGCCGGGCTGCGCCGGCTCCGCAAACGTGGTGCGTGGGATATCCCGCTCGACTGCCGTGACTCCCATGCCGAATGGGAACATCACGCAAACCCGCTCAACGCGTTTGTGGCCGAGTGCATCATCGAAGAACCCAACGCACAGATCGAACCGAAACGGCTGCTCGAAGCGTACAAGCACTGGCTGGCCGACAACGAAACCATCAAAGGCTCAATCCACGGACTCGGCAAAATCGAGCTGTATGCTCGTATCGACCAGATCATCGGAGAACGCGATCCAATCGGCGGCAACCTGTTTGCTTGGAAAGGCTGGCGTTTGGAAGATCCGAGATTTGCGGACGTTGAAATTATTTCGGATTCCGAGTGGGACGATATCTCTGATTAGCTGCCGTTTTGCCCGGATTTTCCGAGAAACTTGGGAAATTGACAACGGCAACTGCCCCGGTGCGCTTTTTATGATGGAAAATGACTCTTGGGTGAGTCAGGTGAGTACCTACTCTATTCTTTTTATCGCGGGAGTTGGTGTTAAGTGAAAAATGAGAGTAGTACACATATCCCGTATATAAAAGAATGGGAATGGAACTCACCCTACTCACTCTGCTGAATTTTCCGAGAAATCAGGTGTAAAGTACCAGCCAGTCCCGAAGTCGCATTTTCGACGCTTTCAGTTCGGCAAGCAGATCCGACCATTCAGCAACCGTCCATTCGCGTTGACCATTTGCGGCCAGCTCGAGTATTTCTTCCGAGATCCAATCATCACGGAGAACGGCCCGTCTGACGAGCAGGTGGCCGTGGTCCGTGAGATCACCCCGAGGCTGACCGATCATGTCAGTCGCGGCTGGCGGCACTTGGGGAGTCTGTCGCTGTCCCTGCCGGGATCGACGCCGCTGCCGTGGCAACGTGGACAGAATCCGAAACGTGTCCCAATAGCGGTCATGCCATCACCGTGACAACGGTTGCAGGGATCGTCGCAAATGTCGAAGTCGCTTTTGTCGTCGCGTTGAAAATCCATTATGGACTCCCCCTGGGTGATGCGAAGTCGCCGGCAATCGCCGGGTCTAGCTTGCCGTAAAAATCGACTTCTTTCAGCCGGCACTGACCGTCGCATGTAGAACACCAGTGACCTTTGTCGCATGTGTCGTGGACGATGAAGTCCTGTTGGTACGGACTGAATTCGACCATTGCTTCAACGCCAATCTCGCTGTCGCCGCATTCCTCGCAGACGTAATCAATCGGCCTTCGGGTCGGCTGCTTGCGTTCAGCAAATGCGTTCACTCGAACTGCGGATATGATGAACTCGGGGATCTGTTCGGGGATCTCGCTACCGTCGCTATAGAACCATTCATCGGACGATTCCCAATCCAGTCCGGTGCGTCCCATTGCGTCGTAAACTTGCTGGTATGCCGTGTCGAGCTGGTCGGTGTCGAGGTCAATGCAAACTACTATTCTTGTGCTCATGTCGGGATTTCCTTTGTCCAGGTTAATTTACGAACCAGTCCTCACAGGTCTTGCACATCGGGCCTTCGTCGTTATCGTCAAAGGGCTGGTCGCATTCAGTACAAATCAGATCAGCAGATCGGCCGATCACCGTGTATTGAAATGCCGCGGTTCGGTACGGGCTGCCGTTCTTCTTGCGGTTAAGGCGCATAGCTTCAACCTCGGCCGCGTTGCGATCTGCGAACGTCACTTCGATACCGTCTTTTTTGAGAAAGCCTGACCGATATCCGGTCACGCCTCCACGTACTTCACATAGAATTTTGAGCATCAGATTTCCACCTCGATCACTTCCCAATTTGTGTCCGTTGATCCGTTGTCTCCGATGATCGTGAGAAACTGCGGCTCGCCCCAAAAGATCACAGCGAGCTTGCCGCAAAACCCGGGGCCGTCGCTGATGTAATCTTCCCGCACCATGATTTCGTCACAGGTCAAATACTTGATGCGGCCCAGAATGTAATCGTCATTCGGATATCGAGCGTTTAATGCGACCCCGATTGCTATCAGTTCCAGTGCGTTTGCCGGCCGAATTTCGCCGGGGAAAATCGTCGGAGCTGGCGACTTCGATAAGCCTCTAGGGTCGTCGCCTTTTGCTTTGAAAGTGTCTCTGGTCATGCCCTGTCCCTCTCTTTGATTACTCGGGTAACGATATCGTCTAGCATTTCTCCAATACGAGAATGATCCGCGGTATTGAAATCGTGACAGACTGTGTGAATTTCGCCTTCGGTGAGCTGCGCACTGTCATTGAAGTGCGCGGCGCTGGCTTGTAAATCTTCTACTGAATAACCAATGTGTGCCGGAAAATCACGGCGAAAGTTTTCCTGTGTTGTGTCAGTCATGCTGTTTCTCCAATTGTTCGCTGATGCTGTCGAGTGAATCGCTGATGTGCTTGTGAATGTCCTCACGCTTATAACTGCGCGGCGCTGACAAGCGTTTCCTAACGTGCGCCGTGACTGATCCGCGGGACATTTTCAGTCCTTGCATTTCCAGTCCGATTGCGTGTTTCCATTGCAGCAATTGAAAGCGGGGAACGGTAATCAGTTCCCCCTGGTAGTCGTAAATTCTGACGTTCATCATTTTTTCAGTTCTCCGGGTAATGCTTTCTGATGCCGCCGCGCCGCCGAATTTTGACTCCATCCTTAACAATGTGGCGCGGCAATTTTCGCAATGCTGCGGACATATTTTTGACGGATACATATATCTGCTGGACGCGTCCGGTTTTTGGGTCTTGATAGATTCCGCTGAATACGTCTGACACTACAGAACCCCGGCACGGCGTAATCCTTCGGCAAAGTCCTGAACATCATCAAGCCGATCTGCCGGTGCAAAATGATTGCGCTTGCCGCCATAGTCCTGCCGGCCTTCGCATTGCCGGAACATGATTTCGTGACCCGGCCCGAGGCATGACTGCGATACCTGAATGTAGAGCGTGTCCGTGTGTAGCGTTGTCTCGCCACAGACTGCAATGCCGCCCTTGTTGGTATCTAGTCGGTAGTCGCTTGTTGCCAGTCCGAGTGCCTTCGCCAAAAGGCGTAATTGCCGCTTCGCTATCCGGTGGTACTTGATCTTGCGACCATCCCCGGCGCGGCTATATGCGTCGATGGGAACCGATGCAAGCGTTCCCAGGTTGTTGGCGTTTTTGACTTCGAGCTGTGCCATGCAATCCAGTTCGGATATGTTCTCTGCGATCTGTTCGCGTAAAAATTCTTCTCGTCTGTTCATGTTTATCCCCTTACAATTTGCCTTCTTTCATTGCTTCGTCACAATCAAAGCGAATGCAATTCAGCAAGTCCCATACCTCGCCAATGTCGGTGTATTCGGCTGCTTCGCATTTGTCGTCAAACAGTGCGATTTTGTCCGAGATAATGTGCAGAATTTCTGCCGGGTCTGTGTTGTCAGTCATTAGAATTTGCCTTCTTTCATTGCACAAAAAACACGCAACGCACAGTGCAGACTGAGATTCGCATTGCGTTTGATTTTTGCGAGCTTTTCAATGTCTGCACGATAGTAGAGTGCGCCGCAACCCCGAGCGCCTTTGCCGCCCGGCCCTAATTGTGTTTTGCTGCTGCGACTTTTCGCGCCTATGCCCCAATAGGTTTGAGTGGGATGCTTACAAATGATGCCGGCCCAAGTCCCGTCGCAGACTCGTAAAATGTCCAGAACATCATGGAGCAAAATCCAGTCTTTTGATGCCGGCCGCAGGGTCGTTGCCAGTAATTCTGCGTCGGTTACTGCGCCATTTTCTGCGCGTTCGCATATTTTCTCGAACGTGATGCCGGGTGATACGTCTGCCAATGCTGCCAGCCTGTGAAAATCCAGCCCGTTTGCCTTTGAATAATTCGCCAGCCGGACTGCCTCGCCTAATCTCATCTTGTTCATGGTGTACCCCTTGCGATTAAATCAACCTGTTTGCGTTTGCGTCCCTTCGGTTTGAATCCGATCATGTAGTCCCTGTCTGGTCGGTAACATATTCCGCACGTTGCGCAAGTCACCCGGTCTGTATTTTCTGCCGGGCATTGGACAATTTTTCGGCCGCACGGCGTCTGCGTCACTTTCTTGCTGTCTGCCGGGATCACCACAACTACCGGCAAACCAGAGTCCGCAAGAGTGTCCGCATGCGCCGCGTTATCGGCCGATAAATTGACTGTAAACCCGGCCGCGTTTGCAGCTCGGATCGCCGCCAGATTTCGCGGCTGCCCAATGTCTTTGTGCGTGTACGTAAATCCGCGCCGGCCGCGGTTAGCCTTCACAATTCGAGCGAGCGCGGCCGTGTCAATCGTGGCACCGAGTCCGGGTAAATCGCCAGCCTGGTTGTGCCGCCATAGCATCTGCCCGGGTATTGTCCTGATGAGCCGGCACAGCATATCGAGATCCGTGCCGCGTTTTCCTGTGTCAACCTGTCGCCAATGCCAGCCAATCGGGCCGCCCTCGGCATAGCATCCGTGACCCCGTAAGCGGCAGTCTGGCGGGCATGTATTCGAGCTGGTGGTGGTCACTGGCATCGGCCCGGTTTTACGGTTAGCTGATACCCGGCTGAAATGGTAGCGGGTCATGTAAATTCGGTGCCGTTGCGGTCATTCCACAAATCAATAAAAAGTGCGCGTTCGGTGTGATAGTTGGCATCTTCTAGGGCGCTGAAAAATACTTCGGCAATGGTATCGCCAGTCCATTCAGCCCATTTTGACAAGGCGACCCCAAGAGCGTCGGCGTCGGTTATGCCGCTTTGATACTCCGCGACAAATGATTCCTTGCGGCTTGTCTCTGCTGCCTGTTGCAGCAATTCAGTGGCGCGGCTCATGGCATAACGTCCGCAAGCGTCTGATTCTTAAAATACAGGTCACGCTCTACTTTCAAGCCGGCAAATCCGCGTAATTCTTGTAATTGACTGAGCAGCACGTAACCGAGTTCGGCGCACTGGTCGTCGCCTAAATTGCAGAATCCGAATAAATGCCAGTCCTGTGCCTTGTCCGGTTTGCACGGTTCACCGTTGATGCGATCCAATGGTGTGCCGCTGATAATGAACCAAGTCGCGGCCGCCCAGGGGGCGAATAACTTCACGACAATTGCCTGTGTCTGGTATCCGCTATCGCGTGCCAAAAATGCCTCGTCGGCCGCGTATAGCTTCGCGGCGATTTCTTTGGTGATTAGTTTCACGGTGTTTTCTCCTCGAAGTGTGGGACTAAATCGGGCCTGAGCGTGTGCAGGATGCGTAGCAAGCTCCGCTGATAACCTGAGCGGGGTTTGTATCCGGTCACGTACTCGTTGCCGGCGTCGGCAAGTGCGGCGCTGATATTGCACATCTTGAATTCGTAGCTACCGCGACTGCGGTTATCCAAAATGGGCAAGGTGGCGCGGCACAGCTCGGCCTTGTTGGCGCTTATCCCGTTGTTCTGCGCATCAAGCAAAACCGAGTAAGCGGCGCAAATATTGATTTGTTCCAGCTCACTCCACGCGGCCGGCCGGTCACGAATTTCGTGCCGGGTGTCCGGCCGCATTTCTGCGGCCGGCATTGTTGCGGGTTGCGTGTATCTCATAGCATCCCCCGGCTTGCCAGACTGGTGCTTTTGTCGTTGCCGATAATTACATGATCTAGCATCCGGCAATCAATCAGTTCTAACGCGGCCTTGACTCTCTTGGTTATGCGTTCGTCTGCTTGTGAGGGTTCTGCGACCCCTGACGGGTGATTGTGCGCAAGTATCACGGCCGCGGCATTGTTGCGTAATGCCTGCTTTACAATCTCCCGCGGATAGACTGACGTTCCGTCAACAGTGCCGCGAAATAGTTCCTCGAATGCGATTACCCGGTGCCGATTGTCTAGGTAAATGATGCAGAATAATTCGTGCTCAAGGTGCGCAAGTTTGGCACGCAAAAAGTCGTGAGTATCGTTCGGACTGCGGATTGATTGGCCGGCTATCGGTTTGACGTACTGCGCCGCAGTCTCGCAGATTGTCTGCTTGTCTGCTTCTGCATACCGGCCGCTTTTGTTGCGGGTGAATAGTGATGTGTGTGTCATTGGGTTAGCCTTTTGGTGGTGAAACAATGCCGCACACTGGTGAGAATGTGCGGCCTTGTTTTATCTCCGTGCTTCCTGTTGCGTTGCTGATTTCCGGGTGTGTCCGCAGCAACTAAAACCGGGCGAGCTGTACATCTGCCGGCCGGCGCGGCGTTTCTCTGCGTACTTGCCGCGTGGTCTGCTGCGCGTTTCTTTGTTGGTCGTGTGATTGTGTTTCATCGTTTAATAATCCTCTGGTTCTATGGGTTCGTCCGCGTGGTATCCCGGGTCTGTCAATACTTCCGGGCGAAAGGTGGCGAGCTGTGCAGACTGGCACTGGTCGCAAACTCGGCATAGGTAAATGCCTCGGGCGTCGTACTCGGGCCAGCTATTGTCTGGCGTGTGTTCGCAGTTTGTCATGTCGTTGGGTTCTCCGGTGGTGGTGGTGAGGGTTTGATTACCATTACCCGGCGCAAGCGCCGGTATCGGATGTGAACGGTTAGCCCTTCGGCGTCTGCTGATGTTTTGCCGATTGGCTTACCTTCGTAACGGTGTCCAAAGTTTTGAATGATAAAATCGCTTCCGTCTGTCCATGCTTTTGTAACCGCGGCGCAGCTTGAATAGTCGCGGCCGTATGCCGGAATCAATGTGAGATAACTCACGGCCGGCTATCGCTTGCGGTAGATGTTAAGCCCGATGATTGCGTCCGTTCCTTCAATCTTCTGATTGCCGGAACTGGTGGCGATGATTATCGTTTTGCCTGACTTGCTCGGGCCGTGTTCCTTCGATAAGTCCACTGTGATGGTTAGCTTGTTTCCTTGCGTCTTAATGTCTGCGTTTATCATGGTGATTTGCTCCAATTTTGCCAATGGCAATGCTAAGGGTCGATTGAGATCGTGCGTCCTGCGGCATCTGACAAGGCCGGTTTGCCCGGGTTGGCTGGTAAATCCGAGAATTTCGGAAAGGCTGGCTGCTTGGGCCGTGTCCATGTTGGGCCGTGTCCTATGGGGTGCGGGATGCGTTTCCAAGTATGCCGGAATCGTCGGCAAGTCGCTACACCTAAAGACAAGGGGTCGCAATTGCCGGCGACCAGGTGCAAGCCAAAGCAGGCCGGCGCAATGTTTGTCTCGTCCTGGCGCTTGCCGGCAATGCCAGACAAGGGCCGACGAGCTGCGGCGCAAAGCGTCAACCGCAGCACTCGAAGGCCGGCACCGGATCTCATCGTATGACCGGGGCGAGGGGATCTCGTCGGCCGGTTCGATCGGCTGCCGGGATCTCGGGCCGAGCTGGTGTACCTGCACATCGAGGACGAGCTGCGCCGCGTGGCAAAAGTGGGAAGGCCGAGAGCGTTTGCCCGTTTCCAGTTCCACTGGCGAGGGGCGCGGACAGGCAATAAAAACACGATCTCAAAATCCAAAATGAGTCTCATCTAAACTCCAAAAGCTCGAAGGCGTTGACCGGGCAAGGCGAAGGCCGCGTCCAGTACCTACTCCTAACTCTGACATACCCAGTTTTCTGTCCATAAGGGGTTGATTTTTCGGAAATTTTTTCGGAAATTTTGCCTATACAGGGGTCACACCCTTGACATGGAGTACGGGGTCTGTGTGCAATTGGCCGGACCCGCGTCCGAAGTATGCCTCGGATGCTGACGCCGCCTCATCCAGAACACATCTTATGAGGCTCGTCCTGGTCGTCATTCAGCCCGCTCGAAAGGGCGGGCTTCTTTTCAGGGGTTGCCTGAATTTCGGCATAGATTCAGTGGCTTAGGGAGTGAAGGACGATGGCTATACCGGGTATCACGCCGAAGCGCGGGCGCAAGCCAATCATTCAGAAAGTCTCGGTCAGGGCTGCGAGTCATGCTCTGGCGGGACCGGAACAACCGTTCCCGGTGTACACATTTTCGCGCAGAATATTCATTGAGCGTCCCGGCCACAACCCATTTTCTGTGCCTTCTGCGCCGACTGTGCCGGTTAGCTTCGACAGTGGCTTTGATACGGGGTTTGCCTGATGGCACAAACTGAACTTGACCAGGCTGCGGTCCGCTCGCTGTTAGCAGACAACGCGTCCAACGCGATCTCGCCGCAGGACATACGTGATGCGCTTGCATCGGCAATGGGCTACGGAGGGCTGGCATTATCGTTTGGCGGTGCACCGGCCTCGATGCTTGGGGTTGGCACTGGCTACGACCTGGTTGATGTGTTCGACACGATCCGCGCCGAGTCGTTGAGCGTGAATCTTTCCGGTACGGATGCACGGCTCGGGCCGGACTACAGTTTCATTGTGAACTCGGCTGGCTTTTATCACGTAGATTTTTACGCGTCGTTTTCACTTTCAGCGAATAACAAGTTGGTGACGTTTGGGCCGCACTTGAACGACGTTGCTGATCTGCAGGAAGTTGATCAGTTTGTTTCGAACGGTCCTGACGTTGCGACGGTGGCGCTGTCGGGGATTATCCAGCTCTCCGCTGCTGATGAGATTGACATGCGGGTGAAGATCGACGCTGGCACATCGGACATTTCATTTCGCGCTGCAGCTGCGTCGATACATCGGGTTGGTTAGATGGCGAAGACTGCGAAACCTGAACACGCTCTCAATCACGCCAGAAAGCGGGGTAACGGAACCAAGCGGGTTCGGGTTGCGTATGTGGATACTGACAAAGAAGGCATGACGCCACTCAAATGGCAGGGTGTGATCGAAGCAACGGCGCTAGGAAAGACCCGCAAGGAAGCTGCCAAATCAGTAGGGATTTCGAAGCGCGTGATTGACGCTTACTTAATTTCGAACATCAGCGCGCACAGTCAATTGCGTGATGCACGTTTGTTGCACTTACGACGCGCATGGCCGTCCGAGCGGGTTGAGGATTTTCTGATTTTAATCGCTCGCGGTAAGACCATGCAGGCGGCGGCCGACAAGATGGACATTGGCAAGAAAAGTCTCGGTCAGCTGTACAGTTTGTTTTTGAACGACAAGATGTACCGGAAGATTTACGACGAGGCCCGCGAGCTGCAGGCCGAGACTTTCGTTGACAAGATCATCGAGGTCAGTGAGGACTCGGATCGGGACCGGGACGATCACGGCAAGATCAATCACGAAGTTGTGAACAGGTCGAAGTTACGCGTGGACACGTTGAAGTGGGTGATGGGTGCAATGGTGAAGCGGCGCTTTGGTGACTACAAGCATGTCGAGCTGGAAGGGAACATCAATTTGAATCACGCGGCGATACTCAGTGGAGGTCGGCGCAGACTTGAGCAGTTGAACAGCGAGCGCAAAGGCGTAACGGTTGACAACAAAACAGGCGCGGAGGTCGCGGCAGCATGAGCGCAACGCCGGTCTTAAATCTCGACTTCACCCAGGACAAATTCGTTCCGTGGGCAGAAGGCGAGCCTTTATCGCCGGCAGAATTCGAGAAGCAATTGCTTCACGACATGGATCAGTTTTACGACGACGCCCTCGGATGGGTGATGTACGCATTTCCGTGGGGAGTCGAGGGTACAGAGCTAGAAGAACATGATGGGCCGGATACATGGCAAGCAGCACAACTCAATCGTGTCAGCGAGAAGATTCGCAAGGATCCCGAAGGCACGATACGGGAAGCTGTTGCTTCCGGTCACGGTATTGGCAAATCTACAGAGGTCGCATGGATCATCCTGTGGGCCATGTCCACCCGGCCTCATCTCAATGGCGTCATTACCGCCAACACGACTAATCAGCTCAACACTAAAACGTGGCGCGAGCTTGCACTGTGGCACAAGCGAGCATGTAACGGTCACTGGTTCAAATGGACTGCAACAAAATTTTTCCATCGAGAACATCCAGAGACATGGTTCTGCGCTGCCACGCCGAACACTGAACACAACTCTGAGGCGTTTGCTGGATTGCATGGACAGCATGTCCTGATCATCTACGACGAAGCGTCCGCGATACCTGACAAGATTTGGGAGGTATCCGAGGGGGCCATGACGGATCCGCGGGCCATGTGGTTTGCCTACGGCAACCCGACCAAGAACACCGGCAAGTTCCGCAACGCGTTTAAGAACGATGCCAGGTGGACGACGCACCAGATCGACTCACGCGATTGCAAAATGACCAACAAGAAAGAGATCGCCGGTCAGATCGCGGAATATGGAGAGGACAGTGATTTCATTCGAGTACGAGTCAAAGGCCAGTTCCCGCGAGCTGGCAGCATGCAGTTTGTTTCATCCGAGGTTTGCGACACTTGTATGCTTTGGGATGCGCCTTTTGAGAGTTTCTTCCAGCTACCTATCATACTTGGCGTCGATGTGGCGCGTTTCGGTGAAGACAAGAGCGTCATTGCGGTCCGACAAGGACGCAAGGTAAT